CAGCGGCTGCTGTAATCCGACCAGCTCGATGTTTTGCGCAAGAGCCTCAATGCCCTCCATGCTGTAGAAGTTTTCGCCGTCGCCGCTGAGCTTCGCCTCGTCGATGTATTCGATCTGCTCCCGTGTGTCCGATTCGGGCACGCTTTCGACCGGCGTAAGGAACTCGCTCATGTCAAACTTACCTTTAGCCATTAACCGCGCCTCCCTTGCTCAGGTATTCCCGCGTAAAATCGTGATACGCCTTTGTCGCGGCATCCTTGGGCGCGTACCCTCTCAGAGTCTTGCTTGCGTTGAGGTTAGACATGCTTGCCGGCACGGAAGCCCGCAGCGGGATTGCCGTCTCAAATGCCGGGATGCCGCTCACGCGCAAGGCCTGCTCTGCGGCCTCCTGGATGCGCGTACCGCGCCGCTTGGTGATCAGCGCGCCCGCAATACGCAGCCGCGGATTGACCGTGCGCATGTTGGCGACCTGACTGCGGATCTCGCCCGCGCCGTGGAGTGAGAAACCCTCCAGCTCGACGGGAATGATGATCTCATCTGCAGCGCCCAGCGCCGCCACCGTGGCCGCATTGTAGGCGGTCGGGCAGTCGATGAGAATATAGTCTGCGCCCTCATCCTCTGCCACAGCGAGGCAAAAATCACGGATGCCGTTTTTTGCCAGCCGCTCGCCGGTCAGGGCGGCAATGTCCGCCTTTGGCAGCTCCGCGCTGGCCGGCACGATCTTCACGCCATCGATGGGTGTCTCCTGAATGATCTCGTCCCAGCAGCCCCACAAAGCGGCATCGATCAGCACCTCGTAGGTCGTACCGCCGTGCATTGTGTCGGCTCTGAAAATATCGCTCAGATTGCACTGGCCGTCCGCGTCCATCACGATGACGCGCTTGCCCGCGGCCGCGAGCTCGGCTGCGAAGTTGATCGTCGTGACCGTCTTGCCGACGCCGCCCTTGTAGTTCATGATCGCAATCGTTTTCATTTCGTCCTCCTGTTATCTCTATTTTCGCAGCCGTTTCGCTGTCTCGTACTGGTAATTCCCGATGTCTTCATACTCTTTTTTCGCATCCTTGATCTTCGCATTGGTCGCGTCAAGGTTCGCTTTCCACGCGAGATAATCAGGGCATTTGTCCTGACACGCCGGATGACGGCGCTCGCACATGTAGCACTTGCTGTTGACTTTCTTTCTCATGCGCCGCCCTCAAAATTTGAAGCACTCGCGCATCGTGTGTCCGAAGACCTGCGCCTCCGCCAGGAAGAAATGGTGTAGCTCGTTGATCCACACGATTCTGCCGCGCACCTTCTTCCGCGCTCTCGTGCTCTTGGGGTTCTCTTTGCCGTCCAGATTGCAGTACGCGCAGGGCGTCCAGGCGATCGGCTGTCCAATATACGGCATGATGTCTCTCCTTTCTCTACCGGCGCTTTGCGCCGCTCATGCGCTCATTGCGAGCATTCCGCTCGACAAGTTTCTTGTCTTCCTCGATCTCGCGTGCTGACGTCATCGTCATCGGCGTAAAGGTCTGCTTGTCGCCATCGAACCACAGCAGCGTGCGCAGTAGCAGGCCCTCTTTGTTCTTCACGATGCGCAGGAAGCGCGACTTCGCGGGATCATAGTCTCCGCCCTCGACAGGGCGGTAGATCATGAAGATCATGTCTGCGTCCTGCTCCAGCTGTCCGGACTCTTTCAGGTCGCTCATGCGCGGTTCGTTCTGCTGCGGCTTGTTCGCCTTTTTCTGCATGGCCGGACGTTCCTCGCGGATAAGCTGTGCCAGCTCGATCACGAGCTTTTTGCGGCTTTGGGCGAAGGCGTGCAGCTCGCGGGAAATCTCCGCCACCTGTTCGCTGCGCATGGGATTGGTTGTGCTCGGTCGGATGAGCTGGACATAGTCGATGAAGATCACGTCGAAATCGTAGGCCTCAGCTGCACTCGTGATATCGCTGACGCTCCAGCCGGCAGCTTCGATCAGCGTGAATTTAAGCCCTGCGTTCTCCGCGCTTTTGGCCGCAAACCGCTCCCAGTCCTTGTCTGTCAGTTCGCGCCGCTTGATGGCCGTGAAGCTAATATCGTTCAGCATGGCGATTGCGCGGTCGGTCACCTTTCGGTGGTCTGTCTCGAGCGAAAAGAAGCCCACGCGCCATTTTCTGGCCATCCACATCGCCATTTGCAGGGCCAGTGCTGTCTTTCCGGCGCTGGGGTATCCGCCAATAACGACCACGTCGCCCTGCTGCGTGTATGTACCGGCATCCACCTCGGCGAGGCCATAGCGGACGTATTCGAGCGGAGTTTTATCCGTCTGGCGTGCGGCAAAGTCCTGGATCATGTCCTCCATGGTGTAGGCCGCGATCTGGCGGCCGCCATGCTGCTCCTGCTGCATATTCGCGGCCAGCTCTCGACACTCCTGCGCCGTGTTGGCTGCGGCGATCTGCACGGCAAGCTCCTGCATGCGCCGCATGCAGGTCTGCTCGGCCATGATGGTGGCATACTCGCGCCAGTTGGTGCTGGTTGTCGTGATCTCGTACAGCTGCCTGATGTAGTCGCTCGACTCCTTGCCGACCTTGTCGCGGATGGTCACAGCTGTCACTGGTTTTGCCCGCAGGTACAGATCCCGCGCCGCGCGGAAGATCTTCCGGTTGATCTCGATGCCGAAGTCCTGCTCACGGACAGCGAAGAGCACGTCCTTGACGATCTCGGGGGCAATGAGCAGCGCGCCGATGACCGCGGTCTCGGCCTCAAGCCCCGGCTGTGTTTTCCTCTGCTGCGTCATGCGCTACACCCCCCAACCGAGCGGCAGCGCCGCGCTGCCCTCCGTCCTGACCGCAGGCATTTCGTCCGGCTTGAGCTCGTAGACGGTCAGCCAATTCATGCTGATCGCCTTGTCCAGCAGCGCAAGCTTCAGTTCGCGTCTGCCGCACGACAGCTCATCCAGCTTCCGCAGGATGCCGCTCATGGCGCGCTCGGTCTTCACGGTCTTCTGCCGATTCAGCTTTGCCCGGTTTTCCAACAGCCCCATGATCGCCTCGCGCAGTTCGTCGTCCTCGCCACAGTAATCCACGACGCACTTTTCGACCTCCGCGGGGGCTATAGGGGTTTGTTTCTTTTCTTCTTTGATTAGTTTATTATTTATTTGGGTCGGAAAACCCGATGACGGTTTTTCCCGTTGTCGGGTTTCACCGTTGTCGGTGTTTCCCGACAACGGTGGCGCTTCATCCTGCAAAACGTAGACGTTTCCGGCAAAATGGCCGTTTTCGTCGTGCGTCTGCTCGCGGGTGAGATAACCAACTTCTTCGAGCTTGCCGAGCAGCCTGCGGATGGTGTCTTTGCTCACACCCACATAGGCCGCGAGGCCCTTGACCGAGTATTGCCACCCCTCCGGCAATCCGACCATAATGGCAAGCAGCCCGCGCGCATCCAGCGGCAGGCGCTTGTCCTCAATGGCGGATTTGTAAAGCACGGTGAAGCTCTGCTTGCGTCCGGATTTGATGATCCCTTCGCTCATGTCTGCACCCCCGTTTTGATGAGATTGAGAGTCACGCTCTCGCAGCAGGTGATCAGGCGCTCGCACAAGCCGACATAGTCCTCCACGCGCCGCTGTGTCTCGGCACTGGACGGTAGGGGAGAGGCCGTCCCATCACGGATATGTTCTTCTCGATTTTCTTTTGCCATAAGCATTCCCTCCACCGATGTATTCGACAAAGTCAAAGAGCTTTGTCACCGTCACACTCACGCCGACGACCACGAAGAAAAGGGTCATGCCGCTCATCGTGCATACACCCCCTTTGATAAAACGGGGCTTGCATTTCCACGCGAGTGTGATATACTATTTTTGCAATCGTTTTCAGGTTTTCCTGAGAGCACAGAACGCTTCGACGTGCCACCGTCGGGGCGTTCTTTTTTTGCGCCGTCAGCATAGATGACCTGATAGGCCGCGGCGATGGTCTCGCGCAGATCGGCGACAATGGCGTCAAACTCCGGCCGCTCGCATTCGTCGATGATGCCATCCTCGGCAATCTCAAGCAGCGTGTAGATCTGGTCGGATGCCCGCCGGAAGCGATTAGCGAGGGTGATGCTGGCTGTCGGTAACGGTTGGATATGTACGTCGGGCAGTACCCCCAGCCTGTCGGTCGCTTTTGCATGCTCCAGCTCGAGCCAGGGGAGGTTGTAGAGCTCGGCCATGCGGTGCACGGTGTCATCAGATGGCGTGCGGCGTCCGTTCTCATATTGTTTCATACTTTCTGCGGAAAGTCCAAGTAGCTCGGCTGCCTCTTCTTGCGAAAAATAGGTAGCCTTTCTTGCCCTTTGGTATAAATTCGGGTACTCGGGATACATGGATTTTTGCCTCCTTTTGAGATATGATTAACTCGCAACGATCAGTTTGCCCTCTACGAAAGCGATGAAAGAGCGGCGAGGGATTCGAACGTTTCTCCCCAGGAGAATGACCGGGAATCCGAGGGCGTCTTTGTCCTGACGCGCCTGCACGCGGATCAGCTGTGGGTCGACGCCGAGGACTTTGCCGGCGACGGCGGCACTGATGGTTTCTTTCTCTGAAAGTTTCAGTTCTTCAAGCGTCATGATACTATCCTCCTAACTAAGCGTTTCGGGCAGTCTGCCCGGGGCTTCGACTGCAAAGAGTGCGCTGACATCGACGCCGAGCAGCATTGCGAGCTGCGGCAGCTTGTCAGTGGTAGGCAGGGTGAAGCCGAGTTCCCATCTGCTGACGGCGACAGGGGAAATGTTCATCGCCTTGGCAAGATCGGTCTGGCTCATGCCTTTCTTTTGGCGGAGTTCTTTGATACGGAGTTTGACCAATTTGTATTCCTTCCTTTCTCTCTTGATTTTTACGGTTTGCCATGGTATTTTTGAAATGTGTGTTTATACCGTGGGCAAAAAATGTGAATGGAGCGCAAGAGAATCGGACTCTTATCACACGACGGACGGGTTGCCTCAGAAACAGCCCTCGTGTGCTGAGACGCCACAAAACCCACCGCATACGATGTGAGAGCTGATATTAAGTTGTGATGTCGTGTGAGCACCAGCCGCTCCGTATGGATGAGGTGAAGGGGGCGAGGACGAGTCGAACGTCCTTCAGGCGGGTATCAGAGTAACGGAGAGTTCATCCACGGTTCCGACTGAACCATCACCCGACGCGCGCCGGCCGCCCCAAGTTTGCAATTTAACGAGGTGAGAAATTGATGCAAAGCATTTCTTCATTTGACATTGATGGAAACGAGAGATTACTGTTTTCTTTCAAAGAAATCAATGAGTGCCCTGCATGCCATTTTGGCATAGAACCTCGAATTCTATATTCAAGTTATATTTTGAGTGATTCTATCGGAATAGACCGCTCGTGCAGGCTTTACATTAACTTCTACTGCCCCAAGTGCCATGAAATTTTCTTGGGAAAATTCAAAGGAGTATTGGAGGGGGGGTATCATTCGGGAGAAGTATATATGACTTTGAGAGGCCTTTTCCCCAGAACAGTTAAGCCTGAAGAATTTAGTGATAATATTCTTGGACTTTCGCTTGCATTTGTTGAGACCTATATGCAAGCACAGCGTGCAGAAGCCAGTGAGTTAGATCAAATCTGTGGCATCGGCTATCGAAAAGCACTTGAATTCTTGGTGAAAGATTATCTGTGCCACAAATTCCCTGATGAGGAAGAAAATATAAAAAAAGAAAGTCTTGGTAAAAACCTGAATCGGATTGAAGACGGAAAAGTTCAAACTTTAGCTAAGCGTGCAACTTGGATTGGTAACGATGAGACACACTATGTCAGAAAACACGAAGACTTGGATGTTGGCACTATGAAGACATTTATTCGTGCGATGGTTCATTTTATCGATTCGGATTTGACGTTCGAGCAAGCGTTGACTATTGACCCAGCGTGATCGCAATCTCGTTCAGCGAGCTTTTTGCCATCCAGTGACCAATAGGAAGTTGCCACGCGTACCGGATCATTGGTCGTTCCGACTCCGCGGACTTCTCGAATCTCGATGACTCGAATGACCTTGGCGCTTTCGATCGGAGAAGATCTCATCATAACGTTTCAGCTTTCTTTGGATTCGACGACGTACAGCTTGCCGCCATGCAGCTGGTAGATGCCGCCGATGTGCAAGTCCTGCAGCGTGAGATAGGTCTCGCAGCGCTTCGCGCGCCAACAAATTTCCGCTATGTTGTCGAGCTTGATCCTGCGCACTCTGTAGACCATTTCCTCACCCCGCACTCTAAACTGTAGCTTTACTATAAATCCGTAATTACCAATCGTCAAGATAAAAATACGTAAAAATAAAACTTTATACGTAATTACCAATTACATATAAGGAGAGTAAACCCATGGACAGGGAACTTCTTGTGCAAAATATCGAACAATACTGCGCCAGAAAAGATGTCAGGCCAACGAATGCCTGCCGCGATAGCGGCGTTGGTGCGAGCTTTTTGACAGACATCAAAAGAGGGCAGACTCCGTCCGTTGCCAAGGTGCAGCTGCTTGCGCAATACCTCGGATGCACCGTCTCCGACCTGCTCGGCGAAACGCCGGGCGCACTGCCGACCGTGCCGGAAGGCCCGACCGCGCAGTTTCTAAAGTTGTTCTCAAGCCTCGACGACAAAGCGCAGAATGAGATCGTCGCCGAGATGCTCAAGAGAAAAAAATAAAAAAGGTGCCCTGATCGGGCACCGAAGAGAGGGTGCAGTGGTATGGTATTCGCTCTATTCATTTGTTTAGCGTTTTTTGTTGGTGCTGTGGCACTGGCGTATCGGCATAATAAGGAAAACAGCCAGAGGAGCAATGAAGAGGAAACCAGATCAGCGCTTCAGACACACACTCAGGAGAGCGCGGAAAAGTCTGCGATGCATTTGCAACCTCGTATATCTTTAGACGAGTATGTCGTTCTTGATGTCGAGACGACAGGACTGGATGCTTACAGAGATAAGATCATTCAGATATCTGCAATCAAATATGATGCGCAGGGGAAAATGATAAAGTGCTACAACACCTATGTAAATCCTGGTATCAGTATCCCTGCTTCGGTGTCCAGAATCAACCATATTACTGATGACTTGGTGTCTGGTGCCCCTTATGCGGAAGAGGTTGCCGATGACTTCCTTGCATTTGTTGGCAATGATGTAGTGGTCGGCTATAACGTTACATTTGACCTGAAGTTCCTGAATAACACTTTTGATGGAGCGTTTTCTGGGTGTCAGTATGTGGATGCACTATCTATTGCGCGAAAATGCTTTGACCTGCCAAATTATAGGCTTCAGACGGTTGCAAACTTCGCAGGGTTCAGATCAGATGAATTCCACAATTCGCTTGTTGATTGCGAGGCGGTAGCTGCTGTACTTCGTCGTGCAAGCGTTGATATCGGAAAATGGATAAAAGAATTTGGTGAGCGCAAGTCTTATGCTTCAAGCTACAACCCAGTGCAGCCAGTATACCGCCCCGTTGAGAATAGTCGGCGCGGCTACGAGTACTGGGAGCGTGTGGACGCCGCCCACTCCGCCGTGCGCTTCTGCGCCAGCTGGGCCACCACTCAGGAGAACGTGGACGCCCTCCGCGCCGCCGTCCAGGCCCTGAAAAAGTAACGAATTTTACAAAAACATCCCCTCCGGCG